GTATATGCTTGCGTCAGAGTCATTGCGGAGACCATCGCCAGCCTGCCGATTAACGTCTATGAACAGACGGAGGGTGGCAGTAAAAAGGCGCTCGATCATCCGCTCCAGAGGATTCTGCACGACGAGCCTAATACGGAGATGACCTCATTTGTTTGGCGTGAGGTCATGCTCTCGCACCTGCTGCTCTGGGGTAACGCCTACTGTCAGATCATCAGGAGCGGGCGCAACAAGATCCTCGGGTTATACCCGCTGCTGCCCGATCACATGGAAGTGGATCGCGACAGCAAAGGCCAATTGACATATACCTATACGACCAATGAAGGTCAGGCAGTGTCCCTGCGGCCTGAGGATGTGCTGCACATTCCTGGCTTGGGCTTTGACGGTGTCATGGGCTACAGTCCTATCGCACTTGAAAAGAACGCCATCGGCTTGGGCATTGCTGCTGAGGAATACGGCAGTAAGTTCTTCAGCAACGGTGCTACCCCTTCGGGTGTACTGACGCATCCCAACACAGTCAAGGATCCCCAGCGCTTGCGTGAGAGCTGGAACAAAGCCTATGGCGGTTCCACCAACTCCGGCAAGGTGGCCATTCTTGAAGAAGGCATGAAGTTTGATCGCATCTCCATGCCCAACAACGAAGCTCAGTTCCTTGAAACGCGTAAGTTCCAGGTGTCCGAGATCTGCCGGATCTATCGTGTGCCTCCGCACATGGTCGGCGATCTGGAGCACGCTACTTTCTCGAACATCGAGCACCAGTCGATCTCCTTTGCCGTGCATACGATCCGGCCCTGGCTCGTCAGAATTGAACAGGCAATCAACCGCGCTCTCTTCCCGGAAAAGGAGAAGGGGCGCTTTTTTGTGCAGTTCAATCTGGACGGCCTCATGCGTGGCGACTACAAGTCGCGCATGGAAGGCTACGCCATCGCCCGTCAGAACGGCTGGATGTCCGCGAACGACATCCGAGAACTGGAAAACCTCAATGCGATCCCGGAAGAGGAAGGCGGTAACCTCTACTTGGTCAACGGTAACATGATCCGAATTATTGATGCGGCAGCTGCCATGGCCGCTGCAGGAGGTGAACTGAATGAGAACCATTAGCCTGAACGGCTACATCGATGAAGAGGTCTGGTATGGAGACGAAATCACTCCTCGGGCACTTCACGAAGAGCTGTATGGCACGACCAACACGAACGCCGATGATGTGCGCATCGTCCTCAACTCCTACGGCGGCAATTGCAACGCCGCAACGCGGATGTTCGACGATGTCCGGGCGTATCCCGGCAAGGTACACCTGATCATTTCGGGTACCGCCGCATCTGCTGCATCCGTGTTGTCCCTGGCTGCTCACCGCGTCGAAATGACCCCGGGCAGCCTGTTCATGATCCATGACCCTTCCTGTATGGCTTGGGGCAACGAAGAGGATCTCAATGATGCGATTCGTCTGCTCAAGGCCTGCAAGGAAAGCATCCTCAATGTCTACGCCCGGAAGTCTCACCGCAGCCGTGAAGAGCTGTCGAACATGATGCGGGAAACGACCTGGATGGATGCGCAGCAGGCGCTTGCTGAGGGATTCATTGATGGCATCGTCGATGAGGTTCCCACGAACAACCTGTTCAACAGCGCGGTTCCGCGTGTGGTTGATCGCGCCGAGGCTGAGATCAAGGTCAAGGCCTGGCTGGAGCGTGCCCGTCCTTACCGTGGTAAGCCTGAGCAAGCACCCGAGAACGTGGAAGAACCCACGGCTCTTGAAGCGGCTCCGGCTGAACCGGAGGAAACCGCTCCTGCTTCTGAGGAATCCGCCCCGGAAGCGACCGAATCCAATAAGCCGGTTAACCCCGGTGTCCCTGTAGCCCAGCTTCAGAAGAGGCTGGGTTTGATTATGCCCTCGAGGCGTTAAAGGAGGAAACAACAATGAGCAAGATTAACGAGATGCGTGCCAAGCGCGGCGAGATCTGGGATAAGGCGAAGAAGTTCCTCGACGAGCATCAGGATGCGAACGGCATCATGTCTGCTGAGGATACCGCCGTCTATGAGCGTATGGAACAGGACGTGGTCGATATGGGCCATGCCATCGAGCGCGAGGAACGTGCTGCCGAGATGGAGCGCGAGCTGAACGCCGCTGTGCAGAACCCGCTGACCTCTCGTCCTGATGCCTCTGCGCCGACCAATGGCAAGACTGGCCGTGCGTCCGATGAGTACAAGAACGCCTTCTGGAAGATGGTGCGCAACCGTGGTACCCACCTCGCTGTGGTGAACGCGCTGCAGATCGGCACCGACTCCGAGGGCGGTTACCTGTGCCCGGACGAGTACGAGCGCACGCTGATCAAGGCCCTGGAGGAAGAGAACCACCTGCGTTCTCTGTGTACCATCATCCGCACCGAGTCCGGTGAGCGCAAGATCCCGATCGTTGCCTCTCACGGCACGGCCAGCTGGGTTGAGGAGGAAGGTCTGATTCCTGAGTCCGATGATGCCTTTGGCCAGATCTCCCTCGGTGCCCATAAGCTGGCGACCATGATCAAGGTCAGCGACGAGCTGCTTCAGGACTCCGTATTCGACATTGAGTCCTACATCGCTACCGAGTTTGCGCGTCGTATCGGTGCGGCTGAGGAGGACGCTTTCATCAACGGCGACGGTGTGGCGAAGCCCTACGGCCTGCTGCACGAGACCAACGGTGCTGGCGTGGGCATCACCACTGCCGGTGCGACCTTCACCTCTGATGAGATCCTGGATCTGATCCACTCCATCAAGGCAGGCTACCGCAAGAAGGCCAAGTTCCTGCTGAACGATAGCTCCATCAAGGCTATCCGCAAGCTCAAGGACGGCAACGGCCAGTACATGTGGCAGCCCGGTCTGAAGGAGGGCCAGCCGGACACCCTGCTGTCCCACGATCTGGTGACCTCTGCCTACATGCCTGAGATCGGTGCCGGTGCTAAGCCCATCCTGTTCGGTGACTTCAAGTCCTATTGGATCGCCGATCGTCAGGGTCGCACCTTCCAGCGCCTCAACGAGCTCTATGCTGCAACCGGCCAGGTCGGCTTCCGCGCCACTCAGCGCGTGGATGGCCGTCTGGTGCTGGGCGAGGCCATGAAGTGCCTGCAGATCAAGGCGTAACGACCACGGGGAGTTGTCCTAGCGGGCAGCTCCCCTTTGAATTGGAGGGTTTGAAATGAGCAATACCGCACGTAACTACCACGCCCATGGTGGTAATGAATGGGTCATTGGCGGCAAGCTGACGTTCCTGCCGGGCGCAACGGTTGAAGGCGCGGAAGGTCTTCTGGATCTTCCCGCTGCCGGTGAGCCTGTGCTGCTGAATGTCACCGAAAGCGACGCCACCACCGTGGCTGCCCTTCGTGAGGATTACAACACCCTGATCGCGGAGCTCCGCGCTGCTGGCCTGGTGGCCAAGGCTCCGGCAGGTGATGAGGCGTGATCGTAAGCCTTGAAACTGCGAAGGAATGGCTCAAGATCCAGCACAATGAAGAAGACGAGCTGATCAAGTCGCTCATCCTTTCTGTGCAGGGCATGGTCGAAGATCGCTGTCGGGTCACCTTCGACGAAGATGCGCCCATGCCCGTACAGCTGGCTGTAAAGCTGTTGGTCTGCTTTTTCTATGAACAGCGAGATGTGACCGAAGGCCCCGCCTTGGCCTCCGTGATGCGCTGCTTCTACGCGCTGCTTGAGCCGCACCGTGATCCCGACAAGATGTTCTAAGGAGGTGGTTTGCCTTGCGAGGTTATAAGAACTTTGAAAGCGATCCGCGTCCTGGTGATCTTCGGCACATGGTTGAAATCGGCTATACCGAAAACAGCATCAACGAAAACGGCTACCCTGAATCCCGAGATGTCATCGTCTGTAAGGTCTGGGCGGCTGTCGTTGATGCCGGTAACCAGAACTACCGCGCAGCTGATGCCAAGAACACAGAAGCTGTGCTGAACTTCACGATCCGGTATCGAACGGATGTGACCCCGGGCATGTGGGTCAAGTTCCAAGATCAGAAGTGGTACATCTCCACCCTGGGCGAGTATTCCTTCAAGCGCACGTACCTCGGCCTCAAGGCTTCCATCTCGAAGGGAGTGAGCGGCTAATGCGGCAGGTACAACAGGCGCTCAAAGACATCGGCATTCCTGTCATGGCGGGTATCTGGCGAGCTACTTCGGCTAACCAGAACCCGCCTGTTCAGTATGTGGTCTACTCCACGACCACAGCCGAAGAATCTCATCAGGACGATCATGTGACCTCCCTTCGCACCTTCGTTTACCTGAATCTGTGGAGCGACATTGATCCCACTGAAATGCGCGACACGATACGCGCGGCCATGTACGCTGCCGGGTTTGCCATGATGGAGGAATCGGACAAGGGCTACAACCAGCCCGCCTACGATACCGCCACCAGGCAGTACACCGTGCAGTGGACTTGGGTTTGGCGAGAGGATGTTGACTATGGCAATTGAGCTTCGTGGTTTTGATGATCTGCGAGATGACCTGC